TAACACAAGTAACGATGTTCAACTCCTCTTACGGGCGTTTATTGAGGAATTTGCTGGTAATTGCCGATTCATCTTCACCTGCAACTACAAAAACAAAATCATTGAACCTCTTCACTCCAGATGTGCCGTCATTGACTTCACAATCAAAGGAAAAGAAAAGACCAAGTTGGCAGGATCCTTCTTCAAGCGTCTACAAAACATCTTGGATAAGGAGGGCGTCAGATATGATCCGAAGGTCCTTGCGGAACTGATAAACAAGCACTTCCCCGACTTCAGACGGGTCACTAACGAATGTCAAAGATATTCAGTTAGTGGTGAAATTGATTCGGGTATTTTGGCATCCTTTTCGGACATCTCCGTAAATGAACTAAACAAGTATCTGAAAGAAAAGAACTTTTCCGAAGTTCGTAAGTGGGTTGTTTCCAATTTGGATAATGACACCAATATCATTTTGCGTCGTATCTATGACTCCTTGTACGATGTTCTTGATGGACCTTCTATTGCTGCCGCAGTATTAGTTGTGGCAAAGTATCAATATCAATCGGCATTTGTTGCGGACCAAGAGATAAATCTTCTTGCTTGCTTGACTGAAATAATGGTGGAGTGCAATTTCAAGTGAACCAGTATAAAATCTCATATAAGAATCTTAAAGAAGAACCTGTTAAAACAACTCCAGAGAATGTGAAAGAGGCAAATGAAGCACTCTTTCGTGCTAAAATGACTCTTCCTGCTGCAGCAAAGCACTGTGGTATGACGCATAAAGAAATGAAACTTACCTTTTGGGAATACTTGAAGTATCACAAATCTGATTATGAAAACACAGAAATCTCTTAAAACCCCTTTGCGGTATCCTGGCGGCAAGTCCCGTGCTTGTACCAAGATGGACCCTTATTTCCCAGATCTTCGTAATTATGATGAGTTCCGAGAACCATTTCTTGGCGGTGGTTCTGTGGCAATTCATATTACTAAAAAATATCCAGACCTCAAGATTTGGGTGAATGACCTTTATTCTCCGCTTGTAATCTTCTGGCAGCAACTCCAGATGTTTGGAACGGAACTTAAGGACCATCTCTTACATTTTAAGAGTGCCTGCCCTGATCCTGATTCTGCAAGGGGGTTGTTTGACATCTCTAAAACTATCCTAAATGATCCTAAGACTGGAGATTTTGAGCGAGCAGTCAGATTTTATATCGTCAATAAGTGCTCCTTTAGTGGTCTTACCGAAAGTTCTTCTTTTTCTCCACAAGCATCGAATAGCAATTTTTCACTGAGAGGTATTGAAAAACTTTCGGAGTATTCTAAACTGATTGCAAATTGGCGTATAACTAATTATTCCTATGATTATCTAATGGATGGAAACAAAGGTGCTTTTATGTATCTCGATCCTCCTTATGACATTAAGGATAATCTCTATGGGCGTAAGGGATCAATGCACAAAGGATTTGATCACGATAAGTTTGCTGCTGATTGCGATTCTAATAATATGGATCAATTAGTGAGTTATAATTCAGATCAACTTGTAAAAGATAGATTTACGAACTGGACTGCCGCTGAGTTTGATTTAACTTATACGATGCGTTCAGTAGGTGAATATATGAGAGATCAAAAACAACGTAAAGAACTGCTATTATTTAATTACACAAAAACTCCCAAAATCCAATTTAATTTTGATGGATGTTATAATTACAATAGATTAAAAAGTGAGGGATTGATTGGTGACTGAATTGAAGGACTGGTTGAACTCGATCAATCAAACAAAGAAGAACCTGATTGACGAAGACCCTTCAACTGAGAAGGGGTATGCACCATATATTATCAATCGGTGTCTTTCCGGAGAAATTGATTGTATTATGTTTGTTAATGAATTGAATCAGTATCATTTTCTTCCTAAAAAAATGCAATATGACTTTCTTATAAATATTCTGAGAGTTAAGAGGAGATATTCTCCTTGGATTCGTAAAGATAAAATCAAAGATCTTGATATTGTCAAGCGTTATTATGGTTATAGTAATGAAAAGGCACAGCAGGCTTTGAGGATTCTAACAAAAGAACAACTAACATTTATTAAATCGAAATTTGAAACTGGAGGAACAAAATGAGTGTCGTTCAAGAACCCACTGTACAATGGTCGCCTGATATGATGATAGAAGTCATTCTGAATGAACCAGATGATTTCTTAAAAGTTCGTGAAACTTTGACTCGTATTGGAGTTGCCTCAAGAAAAGAGAAGAAACTTTATCAGAGTTGTCACATTCTTCATAAGCAAGGTCGTTATTTTATTACACACTTTAAAGAACTTTTTGCTCTGGATGGCAAACACGCAAACTTAACTGTAAATGATATTCAGCGTCGTAATCGTATCGTTCAGTTAATTGCTGATTGGGGATTGGTTGAAGTAGTTGATGTGAGCAAGGTTCAGGATATTGCCCCTCTAAATCAAATTAAAGTTCTCCCGCATAAGGAAAAAGGTGACTGGATTCTAGAGACTAAGTATAATATTGGTTCTAAGAAGAAAAAGGTTGAAGAAACCGAATAATAAAGTAGGGAGTTCAACACTCCCTTTTTTATTATGAACTCATATATAATAGTAAGGACGCCTTCGGGGTCCACAAAACACAAACTCGCTTTAAAAAGGAGCTACCATAATGACTAATCTTACGAGATATACTGCTGCGGATCTTCCTGCTCTAATGGATAGGATTACTCGCAATAGTATTGGAATGGACGAATATTTTGATCGTCTATTCAATCTTCACGAAACTACAAATAACTATCCACCCTACAATCTAATTCAGGTAAATAATGTAGAATCTCATTTAGAGATTGCACTTGCAGGATTTAAGAGAGGAGAAGTAAATGTCTTCACAGAGTATGGAAAACTTTTTGTCGAAGGGCAAAAATCAGATACTGAATCGGATAGGACGTTTGTCCACAAGGGTCTGGCTCAACGAAGTTTCAAAAGAGCATGGACACTATCAGACGACACCGAAGTCCGAGAAGTCACCTTTGAGGACGGACTACTTACCATTCGACTAGGTAAGATTGTTCCAGAACACCACAGCAGAAAAGAGTACCTATAAATACTTGAGGCTGCCCCAAAAATATCGTTGCCGCAGGGAGGTAACTGGCAAAAACCAGTTGACACCTCCCTTTTTTATGCTATAATGAATTGAGAGGAAAACTAAAAATGTCTGTAAAAATTGCTCTATTAAAATCTGGAGAATCAGTAATTGCCGATATTAAGGAATTGATTTCTGAAGATAAAGTGTGTGGGTACTTATTCACAAATCCACATAAAATGCAGGTCAGTAATTCAATTTTCTTGACGGAAGAACCAATAGGATCCGAAGATGGTACTGTAAGTGTAACATTTTCTTCTTGGATTCTCTTTACAAGTGATAATGAGATTCCAGTTCGTCCCGATTGGGTTGTAACAATTGTTGAACCAGTTAAAGATATTAAAAAAATGTATGAGGAAAAGGTAAATGGAACGGAATGTGAAGTGTCTTCTATTGAAGGTTGATACGGTATTAATTACTGAGATTATTGAAGTTGGTTCTGAACTTGGAGAACCTGATTGTAAACTAATCAATCCATATCAGTTTTTGAGTATAGATGATATGAGACCCTGGCCAGAAGTTACTAATCAGACTGAACTAATGATTCATTCTGATAGTATTCTTACAATCGCAGAACCTACTCCGGAAATTGTTACAAAGTATCTTGAACTAACTACCTGATGAATTTTTATACAAACGTACAAATGGTTGGGGACCACTTCTTGGTTCGTGGTTATGAAAATGGTAGACATTTTATGACCCGTGAGAAGTTTTCTCCAACTCTTTTTGTTCCGTCTAAAAAACCAACCAAATATAAAACACTGAATGGTGAATATGTTGAAGCAGTTCAACCTGGTTCTGTGAGAGATTGTAGAGAGTTTTTTAAAACGTATAATGGGGTAGAAAATTTTAAAATCTATGGAAATGAGAAGTACATTTATCAATACATTTCCGATAAATATCCAGAAAATGAAATTAAGTTTGATATTAGTAAAATTAAACTAACAACAATTGATATTGAGGTTGCATCGGAAAATGGATTTCCAGATGTAGAAAATGCTGCAGAAGAAGTTCTGCTTATTACACTTCAAGACTATAATACCAAACAGATTCGTACTTGGGGGTTGGGTCCATTTGACAATAAACAAACTAATGTTTCTTACCGAGCATTTTCTGATGAGCATAGTCTTTTAAATGATTTTATCCACTGGTGGATGATTGAGGAAAATACTCCAGAAGTTATTACTGGTTGGAATAGTGAACTTTATGATATTCCATATCTAGTTCGTCGTCTAGAAAGAATTTTGGGCGAAAAACTGATGAAGAGAATGTCACCTTGGGGACTTGTAACTGAGGATGAAACTTATATCTCTGGAAGAAAGCATATTTCCTATGATATTGGAGGTATTAGTCAACTTGATTATATCAAACTTTATAAAAAATTTACATATAAAGCACAGGAATCTTATCGCCTAGATCATATTGTGAGTGTGGAACTTGGGCAAAAAAAACTTGACCACTCCGAGTTTGATACATTCAAAGACTTCTATACTAAGGGTTGGCAGAAATTCGTAGAGTATAACATTATCGACGTAGAACTTGTTGACCGTTTGGAAGACAAGATGAAACTGATTGAACTTGCCCTTACGATGGCATATGATGGAAAGGTAAATTATGAGGATGTATTTTCACAAGTTCGTATGTGGGATACTATTATCTACAACTATTTGAAGAAGAGGGATATTGTTATCCCCCCAAAAGAAAAAACTGATAAGGATTCTAAGTATGCCGGTGCTTATGTAAAAGAACCTGTTCCTGGAATTTATGATTGGGTTGTAAATTTTGACTTAAATAGTCTATATCCACATTTAATTATGCAATTTAATGTGAGTCCAGAAACTCTTGTTGATGAAAGACATCCTACCGTAACTGTAGATAAGATTCTTAATCAACAACTTACCTTTGAAATGTATAAGGACTATGCGGTCTGTCCTAACGGTGCTATGTATCGTAAGGACATTCGTGGTTTTCTTCCAGAACTAATGGAGAAAATGTATAATGATCGTGTCATTTTTAAGGAAAAAATGATTGAGGCAAAAAAACAATATGAGAAGAAAAAAACAAAAGAATTGGAGAAGGAAATTTCTAGATGTAACAATATCCAAATGGCAAAAAAGATTGCTCTCAATTCTGCCTATGGAAGTGTCGGGAATGAATGGTTTAGGTACTTTAAACTAGCAAATGCCGAAGCAATTACTCTTTCGGGGCAAGTTGCTATTCGTTGGATTGAAAATAAGATGAATACATATTTCAATAAACTTCTTAAAACTAAGGACTTTGATTATGTTATTGCTTCTGATACTGACTCCATCTATCTTAATATGGGTCCTTTGGTTGAAACTGTATACGAGGGAAGAGAGAAAACTACTGAAGGCGTTGTTTCGTTCCTTGATAAGATCTGTAAGGTGGAACTTGAAAAGTATATTGAAGGTTGCTACCAAGAACTGGCGGAGTATATGAATGCCTATGATCAGAAAATGCAGATGAAGCGGGAGAATATTGCCGACCGTGGAATTTGGACTGCGAAGAAGCGTTATATTCTCAATGTCTGGGATAGTGAAGGAGTTAGATATTCTGAACCTAAATTGAAGATGATGGGTATTGAGGCAGTCAAGTCTTCAACTCCGGCACCTTGTCGCAAGATGATTAAGGATGGTCTTAAGATTATGATGAGCGGAACCGAAGATGAGGTGATTAGATTTATTGATAAGTGTCTCCAAGAATTTAAATCTCTTCCACCGGAGCAAATTGCTTTTCCCAGAACAGCATCTGATATTCGTAAGTATAGTTCTAACTCTGGAATCTATAGTAAGGGAACTCCAATTCACGTTCGTGGGTCTCTTTTGTTTAATCATCACATAAAAGAAAAAAAACTTACTAACAAATATTCACTTATTAATAATGGTGAGAAAGTTAAGTATATTTTCTTAAAAAAACCCAATATTATACAGGAGAATGTCATTTCCTTTATCTCCGAATTTCCAAAAGAATTGGGACTTGACAAATATATTGATTATGAATTACAATTTGAGAAGAGTTTCTTGGACCCACTCAAGTCTATTTTGGATTCTATTGGGTGGAAAACCGAACATACAACAAATCTTGATTCATTTTTTACCTGATGAATTTACCTATTAACGAAAAAGAACTGAATACTATTATTAGTGCTATGAGGATTGGTGGAGATACTGCTCTTTACCAAAAACTCTGGTGCTATAAAATGAATTATCTCAATAAACAAAAACAAAAGGAGGAATGAATTGTGGATTTTTTGAAAGATATAGTGAAGGAGATTGGTGGAGAATACACTCAACTAGCTTCGGATATTGATGAAACTGAAACTTATGTGGATACGGGTTCGTACATTTTTAATGCTCTTGTATCCGGCAGTATATTTGGTGGTGTATCTGGGAATAAGATTACTGCAATCGCTGGTGAAACTTCTACTGGAAAAACTTTCTTCAGTCTTGCCGTCGTTAAAAATTTCCTTGATAATAATCCTACTGGATACTGTC